TCCAGCGCCAGCTTCATTGCTTCGCGGCTCATGTGTTGCCCCTTGCTCGAATTTTGTCAGCCCAATCTGTTGCAGTGTCGTCCGGCGAATAGCAGTTCAAACATTCTTCACGCTCGTCAGCACGGACAAGGAATGTACGCTTGAGGCACTCGGAATATCCATCTTGATACCCTGCAAGGTATGCAGCGACCAGCATTAGTTTCATTTCTTCTTTGCTCATTTTGTCACCTCGCGCATTTCCCAACCAAGTTGAAAGTAACTCCACCTGACATGCAAATTGGCGTTTGTGTAACGCCCTTTGGCTGTCTTGAAATCAGTGTGGCCCTTGGTGCGCATGATGGCCTCAAAAACTTTTTGCGCCTGTGACATCACGTCCCTTTCGTGCCCCATTGGGGCATTTGTTCATGGGCTGCTAATTGATTGAGTTTGACGTTCAATTCGTCCAGTTCTGGAACACCAAAGCGCCTGCTGCAATAGTGATCCCAGAACCAAGTGGCCTCCTCCCACAGGCATTCTTTGAACAATCGGTCTTGCACAAAAGAGCCTGGACTGTTGGGCATGTATAGCGTTTTGCTGTTGTCAATTTCAGCCTGCATTGCTGCGGCAATGGCGGCATAGTTCATTTGGATCTGCTGGTGTTGATTGCACAGATCACTGCGGCAAAGGCCGTTGCCATCGGCCAATTTTGGTCAAATAAACCAAAAATCAAAAATCCCCACAGTACAAAAAATCCAATTCCACCAATTGAGTACGCGATTTTTAAATGAGTCATCAGACGGTCCTTTCGTTTGTTGATGGCCACATAGTAGCACATACTTGTTGACAACATTCTATGTATAATAAAAAATATCATCCATCACATTGAGGCAAGATGAATCAACCCACCAAACCCAAAAAGCCATCACGCACAGCGCAGGCTTTGCATCATGTCAATCAGGGCATGTCGGTTCGCAATGCTGCTGTCATCTTTGAGATCTCGCCTCAGTCGATTTATCGGCTGATCGCCTATCGCAAGAACAACCCGGCCTGCCCTGTCTGTGGAAAGTGACAACATGACACCTGAACAGCCCCTGAACGTCGATCAGATCTTGCAAGAGCGCGAGCACACACACGGGCCATTTCCCCGTGGCGCTGCGGTCATGCAAAAGATGAAAACCATCATGCGCGATCATCCCAACTGGCCTGATTTAGCGTATGACCAAAAAGAGGCGTTGGAGATGATCTGCCACAAAATGGGGCGCATCATCAATGGCAACCCGAACACGCACGATCATTGGGCAGACGTGGCGGGATATTCCACCTTGGTTGCCAACAGGCTCAAATGATCCACTATCACGGCCTGCCAATAACACCAGCTACTGCTGCGGCCAAAGCAGTCGAGGCTGGACATGCCTTTGTGTCATTCGCCCATGCGGATCAACTTGGCATTGCAATTGATGTTTGCCAGTCCTTTGCCGTGGACAATGGTGCATTCTCGGCTTGGAAAAGCGGCAAACCGATCACCGACTGGACTGCTTTTTATGATTGGGCTTTGAATGTCAAAAAAGTGCCATCTTGTGACTTTGCAGTGATCCCTGATGTCATTGATGGCTCAGAGGCTGACAATGATGCTCTGCTGCGCGATTGCCCCTTGCCTGCATGGTTTGGTGCTCCTGTGTGGCACATGCACGAATCACTGGAACGCTTGGAGCAACTCGCAAGCACTTATGTTCGAGTCTGCTTTGGCAGTTCGGGCCAATATGCGTCTGTCGGAACTTCAAACTGGTGGTCGCGCATGGGCCAAGCCATGCGCGTGATCTGTGACGATATGGGACGACCAATGTGCAAGTTGCATGGTCTGAGAATGCTTGATCCTGATGTTTTTACCAAGTTGCCATTTTCAAGTGCAGACAGCACCAACATTGGCCGCAATGTCGGGATCGACAAAAATTGGCGTGTTGGCAACTATTTGCCACCGACCAAAGAGATGCGTGCGCAGGTCATGCGCAGTCGAATCGAGGCTCACAATGCTCCAGCGGTCTGGGGATTCCATCAAGTTGAACAAGGATCATTACTGTGAACAGATACAAGATCAAATTCAATGCCATTTGTCCTGTTAATGGCGATGCCATTGAGTATTCTTTGACAATTGAGGCAATAAAAATGATTTCAGCCGAAAGCCTTAAAGAGGCTGTGGATGAATGCGCAAATGGCTTTCATGAGGCTTTTGCCGATAAATTGCACGCAAAATTTGGCGGCAGACAGTTCATGACTGCAATTCATGGCGGCGTTTTGATTGAGACAGAGCGCGGCATTTAATGTAAGATTTTTGGCCCTGGCTAGGTTCGCTACCGAAAAGCTGTTGACCACAGCCTGCCATGTGCTTTTACCCGGTCATTCCAAAAAGGTCACATGGAAAACAACCCAATTCCCCAAGCGCATCCATCAAGGCAAGTCGCTCAAGCCATTGCCAGCATTTGCCCTGATGCCATGTTTTGCGGCTTCAAAGTCAAAACAAAGCCTGATGGCAGCAGTGCCAAGATCCCATTCAACAAGAAAACCCAAGGCGTGGCCGCTGACACCGACAGGTCAGCCCTGATTGATGGCAGCAGCCTTGTTGATCACATCACACCACCGGGCGGCGATTATTGGGGCGTGGTCATGCAAAACCCCACATTTGACCCATTCGGGGATCTGGTGCTGACCATTCTTGACCTCGACACCAAGCGCAGCACAGCACCCAAAGATCTGCGCATGGAAAAACTCATGGCGCAGGCCAAAGCAATGGGTCTCATGACCGAGCGCAGCCACAGCAAAAAAGGTGGTCACATCATCTTTTTAGCCAAGCCTGATGCTGATATGCCACCAAAGATCAACCTCGGCAATCACCAAGAGATCGAGATCTTCGGCCATCCAAAATCAGCAGGCAAGTCGGTGATGCTTACAGGCGATGCGCTCAGAGGTGATGTGATTGAAATCACAATCACGTTAAAAGAATTTTTGACCAATGCTGGCATCAGCATTGAAAAAGAACCAGAGCCAAAGGCAGTGCCAGCACCAACCCTGCCAAGACAGACCACATCAGGCGACATGGACAAGGCCGCCGAGGCTTTGCAATTCATCAGCCCAGATCTGGACTATGACGAATGGATCGCCATTGGCCAAGCCCTGCACACCGCATTCGGCCACGCAGGTCTGTCAATCTGGCACGCCTGGTCGGCACAGGGCAGCAAATACAAAGGTGACAAGGACATCGAGCAACACTGGCGCTCATTCAAACCCGATGGCGGCATCACCCTTGGGTCATTGTTTCACCAGGCTATTGAGCGCGGCTACAAACCACCATCACGCCAAGACGAACGGCGCACAGCTGTCGAGGATTTTGGCCAGTTCATCAAGGCCCAAGAAGCAGGGCCAACGGTCGATCAAGACACTGGCGAGATCATCGAACCACCAGCCCTGCATTGGCCTGAGATTGACTACAGCCTGACCCGTCTGGAGCCGATCCAATACCTGGTTGATGGGTTCCTCGCTCACAGCCTGTTCGTGATGGCAGGCCAGCCCGGTGTTGGCAAGACAAGCGCATTGATTGCCCTGGCCATGGTTCAAGCAGGTTTTCACATTGAAGACTGCGAACTCAAGACCCGCAAAAAGCGCAAGACCATCTTTGTCACTGAGGACTCAGACCAGATCGTGCGCAGCCTGTTTGCCTATGGCAAGCACTTTGGCATCGACGCAGCCCTGATTGCTCAGACCATCATCATCATTGATGCACGGCGCTCAGATGTCAAAGACATCCTCAAGCTGGCGCAGAACTGCGAAAAGCACACCCTCGATGGCCAGCGGCCTTGGCTGGTGCTCGACACAGCCAATGCTACCTTGGATCTGGACGATGAGAATGACAATGCCAAGGTCGGGCAATACCTCTCCAGCATCAAGGCCACCTTGTTCGTGCAAATGGGCGTTCCTGTCTGCATCACAGCACACACCAACAAGACCATCAGCAGGCAAGACAGCGATGCCCAGGCCCGAGGCGCATCAGCCTTCACAGGTGATGCAACCCTGACAGGCATTTTGTTTTTGGACAAAGACGATCAGCGTTATTTGAAATTAACAAAAACCAGATATGAACCTATATTCAGGGAAATCAGATTCGATTCACAAACATTTATTGAGCCTGTCACCGATGCCGATGGACAGATGCAAGAGATCCTTTGTCGCGTATCCATTCCACACATCAGCAGTGAGGAAATGAGGATTAAGGCAGCAGCAGAAAAAAATGATGAATATATGCAGGCCGCAATAATGGATAAATGTGACGAGGCTTGTTCTTATGTGCAGCACATAATCAATACAGCACCTGATGGGGTGATTATCCAAAGGGGTCCAGGGCGACCGTCTGTTCCAAAAAATATGCAGCAAATGTTCAAATTAACTTGGACTGATATTCTCGATCAGATCAAAGGCGCAGCGTCCAATCATGACACGACAAAGGCCATCAAGCAGGCCGTGATGACCCGCTACGGCATCGACAGTCATGGCCTGCCGGGGTGGGTTCAACTGGCTGGCACGCCATCAATCTGAGGATCATAAAAATGAATACTAAGAATTGCATTGTATTAGTTGGTAATAGTTGTCTAATAGTTGGGCAACTAATAGAAGATGGAGGGTTTTGGGGATATTCAGGGGGCAATTTATTGCCCCTGAATACCCATACCCTTCTGCAAAAATGAATACTAAGAATTTATTGGAAATGTTGTAATCCCTTTAGGGTTCCAACCATTAGAAACCAACTATTAGACCGAATTCAAAAAAGTGGGAAAAGGTGACACCATGAACACACTGGAACAAATGGATGGGAGCAAATCATCCAGATCATTGGAAAAAGCAAAAGTGCATGGTCTTGCCTCATTTTTGGCAGATCCGGCCACATGGATCGACGATGACCGCATCACCTGCAACATGTGCCAGCACATGACGCAGCACCTGCACAAGGTCAACATGCCAGCAGATCACTTTGACAAAATCAGTCGTGAAAACAATATTGCCAATCAATGGATGTTTGATGTTGTCAAAATAAATAATGGATGGGCAAGGGCTGAATACATGGGCT